AGCGCAAACCGCTCTCTGTCTGACAGCGAACAGGCTGAGTTTGACGCTCTGCAGACGGAAATAGAAAACCTGCGCTCAGAAATCGAAGCAGAAGAACGCCAGCAGGCAGGTGCAGCTGTACCTGCGCCCACAGCTCCTGCGGTTCCTGCCCCTGATACCAGCAGCGACCAGCAGAGAGCTGCCGTCGAGGCAGAACGCTCAAGGATCACAGAGATCACAGCAATGTGCCGTGATTTCAATATCGATCCCCAGAGGTTCATCGCTGACGGATCCACGCTTGACAATGTCCGTGCTGAGATCATCAGAGATCTGAGGCAGACCCACGCACCGATTCCCTCAAGAGTTGAGGTCACAGGCAACGGAGAAGACGAATTCCGCAGAGACGCAGCAGACGCTCTCCTGCTCAGATCAGGCAGAGTAAATGTCGAAAATCCCTCGACAGGCGCACGTCAGCTGCAGGGAATGAGCTTGCGTGATCTGGCAATCGAATGTCTGACAAGAGAAGGTCGCAATACCAGCGAACTGCTCAGAATGTCTCCCGATGATCTCTACAGCGAAATGAGCCGCCAGTTTTACAATCCGACTGCCGCATTCCCGGCAATCCTCGACCAGACGATCAGAAAGAGCATCGTAGAACTTTACAGCCACGTGCCTACAACATTTCAGGCATTCACCACCAAAGGTAGTCTGAAAGACTTTAAGACAACCACAGACCATGAATATGTAATCGGTGGTGTCGGCGACTTCCTCCTTGTTCCCGAAAACGGAGAGATCAAGGCCGACATTCCCAGCACACAGGTACTGCCCACCCGTAAGCTCGACACCTACGGTAAGCAGTTTAGTATGACCCGTCAGGCGTTCATCAACGATGACATCGGTTTCCTGACTGAGGTTCCCGGTCTTTACGCAACAGCGGCAAAGAAGACCATCGACAAGCAGGTCTACAAGATCCTGTTCAACAACAGCGCAATCTTCGACGGCAAAACGCTCTTCCATAACGACCACAAGAACCTCATCGGAACAGGAACAAAGCCCACACAGGCATCCATTCAAGCGATGATCCTCCAGATGCAGAAGCAGACGGATCAGTTTGGAGAGGCAATCTACATCACACCCAGAACAATCGTTGTGCCGGTGGGCTACGAGTTTGATCTTGCTGTGATCCTCAGATCTGCACAGGTTACGGGAAGCAACAACAACGACATCAATCCGCTGTACAACTATCCGCTTCAGATCGTGCAGTCCCCCGTGCTCAATGTTCTGGCCGGTTCCAATGCTTGCCCGTGGTTCATGTTTGCAGACGGAGCATCCTGCAGAGGCATTCAGGTCGACTACCTCAACGGGCAGGAAACACCGACCGTCAGACGTATGGAGACACCCGGACAGCTCGGCTTTGTTTGGGATATGTATCTCGACTGGGGCATCAGCGTCAGAGACTTCAGAGGCATCTGCAAGAACCCCGGCGTAGCACTTTAATGCAGAAAGGAGAAATGAACTATGGCAACTGCTGCATTTTGGCAGAGAGGTGAAGCCCTGGACTATTCAAACACCAGCGGCTCAAAAATCGCAGCCAACACAATAGTCGTGGTTGGTTCCAGAGTCGGCGTGATCGGTGGCGACATCGAAAACGGCAGCACCGGATCCATTCACATGGGCGGCGTTTGGGAGATGCCCAAGACAGGATCATCTGCAATCTCCCTCGGCCAGACCGTTTACTGGGACGGTTCCGGCATAACCAATGTATCGACCAGTAACACGGAAGCAGGCTACGCAGCAGCCGCAGCCGGAGCAGACGCAACAAGCATTCTGGTGAAACTCAATGGCTGATCTCATAGCTCTGCGCCCTATCGTCTGCGGCAATACGGAGTACCAGACCGGGAGCATTCTGCCATCAGACAATCCGGATACAGACACATGGGTAGCGTGTGGTTCTGCATTTTGGAGAGAAACAGAGCCTGCCGCACTACCTGCAGCAAGGCTGATGTGCGCAGAACCCGGGCTGCCGGGAACTGCCGTAGGCGGTGAACAGTCAGGTGAAGATCTGGTCGGCAAGGTTCCAATGACACCGACACGGAAAAGGAAGTGACACCGAATGGAAAGCCTGAGTTTCAAAGAGGCAATTCAGAGAGACATAGACGAAGTCTTCTTCAATGTCGATGAATTCTCAGATGCTCACACCATAGACGGCGTGCAGATGCCTGCAATGATCGACGACATGGAGAACATCGAGCGTGAGAAGAAAATGAAGTCCCACATGGACGGAATCTACGCACGCCAGATCCTCCTTTATGTCAAAGCGTCGGATTTCGGTGCATTACCTGCACAAGGGAGGATAGTCACTCTTGACAAGAGGAAATACACTGTAGTCGATGCGACAGACGAGGGCGGCGTTTATACCATTACTCTGGAGGCGAACAGGAGCCGATGATCACTTATGAATGGGACTTTGATGACCTGAGCTATGTGCAGAGGAAGCTCGGAGCAATGAAAAGCGAAGCGAGAAAGGTTCTGAAAAACGCTGTAAACAAAACAGCAGTATCCGCACGAGTAAAACTGCGTCAGGAAGCACAAAAACGGTACACAGCAAAAACAGCAGGTATTAATTCCAGAATCGACATTAGCAGAGCTACCATTGCATCTCCTACCGCTACACTTAATGTCAAGGGTAAAACTTTAACAATGCCTCGCTTCCGCACCACAGCACCCAAAAGCGGTGTGAAAGCCGAGGTGTTGAAAGGAACCGGTCTCAAAACCGTAGAAGGTTCTAAAAATATCAAGGCCTTTGTTTCAAAGGTAGCCAGCGGCAACAAGAAGTCCGGGAAAGTCACTATGACAACACAGATCCTTCAAAGAGTAGGCAAAGAAAGATACCCACTCAAGGTTCTGCGCTCCCCTTCCGTTCCGAAAATGATCGAAATGGTCTACGACGGAAAGCAAATCACCAGCACACCTCTCAAGCAGGAAATAGAACGCCTTTATAGGCACTATGTAGACCAAGAGATAGAAAGGACACTGAACAGCAAATGAACGCTTTGAAACTGCAAGACGCTATCGTCAACGACCTTCAAAAACTCTTTAGTAAGAGAAAATATCTGACCCCTGACAGAGAAACTGCTGCCGTTTCCGTTTTCGCTCAGAATCTCCCGAAAAGAGACTCTGAAGACGATGATGACCCCTTCCCTTACATCATCGTAAGGCTCGACAGCGGCGACATCGAGAACCAGACAAGTGATTACAAAGTGTCGGTATTTCTTCTTGTTGGAGTTTTTAACGACAGCAAAGTCAATCAGGGACATAAAACGGTGCTGGAGATGATAGAGCTGATCCAAAGACACTACGAAGAAACCCCTCTTCTCGACGGTCAATTTGTATTCACCGATCCGTCCCATTGGGCGTTACAAGACGAAGAAAGCTACCCTTTCTTTTTCGGAGGCGTTGAAATCAGCTTCAGCGTTCCGGCTCCAAGAAGGAAATGGAGTGATCTCGTATGAGCAAGATCGTTTATGTCGGACCCACAATTCCCAGCGTAGCAAACAGAAACACATTCTACGACGACACGCCGTCAGAACCACTACAGGCGGCGGTTCGTGAAACGCCATTCCTCGGTAACCTGATCGTGCCTATAAGCAGACTTTCTGATGCCTTGACTCAGATCAGGAACCAGAAGGGCGCAATTTACACAATTTACAAAAAAGCACTGGAGCATTACAGTGCATAACGAAAGGAGAAAACAATATGCCTTATCAGCATGGAGTGCGTGTACTCGAACAGGCAACCGGCGTAACAGCCCCAATCACAGGAACAGCCGGTCTGCAGGTTGTATTCGGTACTGCGCCTGTTAATCTCGCAAAGAACCCTACAGGGGTAACAAACAAGCCGGTCATTGCTTACACTTGGCAGGAAGCAGTCGACCAGCTGGGCTATTCAGACGACTGGGCAAGCTACACCCTCTGCGAGGCAATGTACGCCTCGTTCAAATTGTTCGGAGTAGCACCCGTAATTTTTGTCAATGTCCTCGACCCGGCAACACACAAAACAGAGGTTTCAACCGCCGCAGAACTTACGGTAACATCACTGCAGGCAACGCTTGAAGTCAAGGGAGTCCTGCTTTCTACAGTCGCCGTCAAATCATCTTCAAGTGGAACTGCTCTGACTGTCGACACCGACTACACTCTGAGCTTTGACGACAGCGGCAACGTCGTGATCACCCTTCTGGCAGCAGGATCGGCGGCATCAGCGGCAAAAGTTTATGTCACCTACACCAAGCTCAATCCGGCAGGGGTTACAGCATCATCAATCGTAGGATCAACAAGTGGCAACACCGAAACAGGCCTCGAAGTCCTCAGACAGGTCTATCCGAAATTCGGAATGGTACCCGGACTGATCATCGCCCCCGGTTGGAGTCAGAACTCAGATGTAGGCGTAGCCCTTGCAGCTAAATGTGAGGAAATCAACGGATACTTCCGCTGTGAAAGTTATGTCGACATCGACTGTAACACAACAAACGGTTGCACCGTTTACTCGAATGTAGGTGCCGCAAAGGCAGCTGCAGCAATCAACAGCCCTCACGTCATGGCTCTCTGGCCTTGCGTGAAATCAGGCTCAAAGATTTTTCACGCATCAGCGGTCTGGGCTGCTCTTACACAGTACACCGACGCTCAGAACGACGATGTCCCGAACCTCAGTCCGTCGAACAAGAGCCTGCCTATTACAGCGACCTGCCTCGAAGACGGAACCGAAATTCTCCTCGACCAGACGCAGGGCAACACAGTCAACGGCTTCGGAGTTTCAACGGCAATCAATGTCAATGGTTTCAGAAGCTGGGGCAACAACAGCGCAGCCTATCCGTCAACGACTGACCCGAAGGATCGCTGGTTTGCCTGCCGCCGTTTCTTCTCTTGGTGGGGTAACAGCTTCATCCAGACTTACTTCCAGAATGTAGATGATCCGGCAGACTACAGGCTCATAGAGAGCATCGTTGACAGTGAAAACATCAGAGGAAACGCCTACGTTTCAGCAGGAAAATGTGCTGCAGCTTACATCGAATTCAACGAAGATGAAAATCCGGTTACAAGCATTCTCAACGGGCAGATCACATTCCATCAGCATCTGTCGCCCTTCGTTCCTGCAGAAGACATCCTGAACATTCTGGAATTTGACCCGGAAGCTCTCACGAGCGCACTTACTGGAGGTGAATCATAATGGCTATCAGCGGAATTCCTGAAGTCCTTCATGACTTCAATATTTATAACGCAAAGAACAAGATCGTCGGTCTGACCGGTGAGGTTTCTCTCCCGGACTTCGAGGCAGTCACCGAGACAATAAGCGGTGCCGGAATTCTCGGAGAAATTGAGACGACTATCGCCGGCCGCTACGGCAGCATGGAGCAGGAAATCCCCTTCCGCTGCATTGACGAAGACTTCTTCAAACTGATAAGCCCCACCCAGAGAGTCGAGCTGACACTCAGAGGAGCAATTCAGTATAACAAGAAATCGGACGGCTCAACTGCATATATGGGAATGAGAGTGGTCTATCGTGGCCGCTGCAAGAAGATCTCGCTCGGAACTGTTAAGCAAGGCGGTCCTATGGACAGCTCGATCACGATCGAGACGACATACATCCTCATCGAGATGGACGGCAAAAAGAAGATCGAGCTTGACAAGATTAACGGAGTCTTCAAAGTCAACGGAACAGATCTGCTGGCAGCAGTTAAAAAGCTGACATAAGGAGGAAAACATCATGGAAAATGAATCCCTGACACTTACATCCGAAATCGAGGAAACCGCAGAGGAAAGCTCTGTGGTCGTCCTCAGCAAGCCCTACACATTTGAGGATAATATTTATAAAGAGCTTGATCTTTCAGGTCTGTCGGAGCTTACAACAGAGGATATGGTAGCGGCTGAGAAGTACATGAGCCGTAACGGTAACATTTCCGTAATGCCGGAAATGAGCATCGAGTATGCCTGTTTTATCTGTAGCAGAGCTACCGATCTCCCCGTTGAGTTTTTCAGAAGACTCCATCCCAAAGATGCGATCAAGATCAAAAACAGAGTAACAGGTTTTTTCTACGGCGAGGGCTAAGCCCGAAAGACGCAAAGCAGCTACGGAAAATTTGCCTGAAACTTTCCCTCTCCCTTCGGACAGGCGTGGACTTTTTTCTGCGCCTGCCTATAGGGGATCTACTCGAGACAGCAAAGGAGGCGGCAGATTTAATTCATGGCAAGCGGAAGTAAAGAGTATCAACTCGCATTAAAAATAGCAGGCAGAATTGATAGCAGCTTCACAGCCGCCATTTCAACTGCCTCTAAAGCGACAAGCGCACTCGGAACAGCCGGAAAAGCAGTCGGCACAGCAATCGGTACAAGCATGAAGGTGGCAGCCGGAGCTTTGACCGCTACCGGTGCTGCCGTCGCCGGAATAGGTGCATCAAGTGTCAAGGCCGGTGCAGAATTCGATACTGCAATGTCACAGGTCGCTGCGACAATGGGAAAGACCATGCAAGATATGCAAAGCGAAGTCGGAACGGTGGATCTCGCATGGGGTACATTTTCCGGCAACCTTAGAGAGTACGCTCAAGAAATGGGTGCACATACAGCATTCTCAGCGACCCAGAGCGCAGAGGCGCTTAATTACATGGCACTCGCCGGATATGATACACAGACATCAATGGCAATGCTCCCGAATGTTCTGAATCTCGCCGCAGCCGGATCAATGGATCTGGCAGCGGCATCCGATATGGTGACCGATACACAAACCGCTTTCGGAATATCACTTGACAGAACATCACAGATGGTTGATGAAATGGCAAAGGCTGCGTCAACAGGCAATACCAGCGTTTCACAGCTCGGTGAAGCATTCCTGACGGTCGGTGGTCTGGCACAGGAACTGAATGGTGGTATAGTAAAACTTGCAGACGGTTCTACAGCAACAGTTGACGGTGTGCAGGAATTGGAGATTGCACTTACAGCAATGGCTAATGCCGGCATTAAAGGAACCGAGGCAGGAACCCATATGAGGAATATGCTGTTAAAACTGTCCAGCCCCACATCTGACGGTGCAAAACAGCTGAAAGCTCTCGGTGTAGATGTCTTTGATGCAAGCGGGAAAATGCGGTCGCTCTCTGACGTGTTCGGAGACTTATCGACAAAAATGGAAACCATGTCGCAGGAAGACAAGATAGCCGCAATCAGCGATTTGTTCAACGCTCGCGATATTGCCAGTGCAGAGGCTCTTCTTGCCGCTGTCGGTGACGACTGGGATTCAATAGGAGCGTCAATTCTGGATGCTCAGGGAGCCGCTCAAGAGATGGCAAATACCCAGCTTGACAATCTAAACGGCGATATAACACTTTTCAAGTCTGCACTTGAAGGCACGCAAATAGCGATCTCCGACGCAGTAACTCCTGCCTTAAGAGATATGGTTAAATTCGGCACCGACGAGCTGGATAAATTAACAACTGCTCTGAAAGATGGAGGCATAAGTGGTGCCGCCGCTGCTCTTGGAGACGTTCTATCAGACGTTCTCCAAAAGATAGCGTCATATGCTCCCGATTTTTTGAACATCCTATTCAAAATAACGGACGGTCTGATGCAGGGGCTGAGATCAAAAGCTCCAAAGTTGGCCGCAACAGCCGCAAATCTTGTGTCTCAGTTTTTAACAGGATTCCTCAGTTTTTACGGAGACTTCTGGACAACAGGCGCAACGCTTATCGCTCAATTTGCAAGTGGTCTGGTAAGCAAAGTGCCGGAAATCGTTCAGAGCGCGATCACGACAGTGAAAAAACTTAAGAAGGGAATAACATCTCAGCTCCCGACCATCGTGTCATCGGTAACAAAAATCGCCACAAAGCTGATCACCGGTCTCGGGCAACTTCTCCCTGAGTTTATAGAATTCGGCGCGTCGCTGATCATTCAGTTAGTCGAAGGAGTATCTGCTGCCGCCCCACAATTAATAACAGCAGCAGTAGATACCATATTCAAAGTGGCACAGAGCCTCGTCGCTCAGGTTCCGAGTTTACTGTCAGCCGGTCTGACATTGATCGGTGCTGTTGCAGATGGCATCGTCTCCGGGCTGAATTACATATTCACAGACGGAATAAATATCGTCCTCGAAATGATCAACGGCATTCTTGAAGCACTTCCTCAGCTGATCCAGCAAGCAGGAACGGTGGTGTCGAGTTTCGTGACCGGGCTGACAAATGCCCTGCCTACCATCATTGACGGAGCAATAAAGCTGGTCGGAGGTCTCATCGACGGAATAATTCAGAATCTGCCTGAGATCATCAAAGCAGCTCTTGATCTGGTCGAGCAGCTCGGGCTTGCAATTCTCAATGCAAGAGGAAAACTGATCGATGCAGGAATACAGCTGATCACCGGCTTAATTCAGGGTGTAGTCGATAACCTGCCAACAATAATCGATACCGCAATAGAGATTATTGACACCTTAGTTTTAGGGCTTGCTGAGGCTCTGCCTACGCTTTTAGAATCAGCAGCAAACATTGTAATCAGTCTGGTCACAGCGATAGCAGAAAATGCGCCCAAAATCATAAAAGGTGCGGTCGAGATAATCACACAGCTGAGAAACGGTTTCTCACAAGGACGCACTCAGATCCTGAAAACAGCCGTGCAGCTAATTTCAACTCTGGTCAAAGGACTGGTTGACAACCTGCCTAAGATAATCGATGCAGGAATACAGCTTGTAATGTCACTTTTAGACGGCATCATAAGCAGCCTTCCGACAATCATCAACAGCGGCCTGCAGGCAGTTTCAACTTTAATCACCGGTATCGTTCAGGCTCTGC